GCGCGACTCCGGCGGGCGGCGATAGCAGCCGACCATGGCGCCGCCGATCCAGGCAAACAGGATGACGGCGTAGGTGCCGACCGCCTCTGCGAGCTGCGGACCGATGAGCACCGCTGCGACCGCAACCGCCACGGCGACGAAATCGTGAGCCGGAACCGTCATGATGCCCTCCCCGCCGCGACTGCGACGCACACCGTCAGCAGCCACAACCCAAGCAGGCCGAGCGGCACACCCAGCAGCGCGCTGCACTGCGGCTGCCCGGGCTGGACTTCCCAGGGCTGCACCAGCCAGGCCAGCGAGCAACCGGCCTCACTCAGCGCCAGGCACACCGCCAGCAGGCAGGCCAGCCTGACCATCCGGCCGCCCAGGTACGTGCCCACAGCGGCCAGGGTCGCCATGGTCGCCAGGGTGACGTTGGCGCCGACGTTCCACACGTCAGCCTCGGCGGTCAGCGGCGCCAGCCACCACCCGAAGTGGCCGAGCCCGACCACGGCCAGCAAGCCGCACGCCAGCCGGGCGTCCTGGATGCGCGTCATCGCGGCACGCGCGGCCGCGGCCCGGCCAGGAAGGGCACCACCTCGCGCACCGTCTGCACCATCGTGCGGTCGCCGCGCAGGCGGTAGCACGCGACCGCGACGCCGGCCACAACGCCGATCGCGAACACGGCCAGGGCAGCGAACAACGTGGCAATAAATTCTGGGTTCATGGTCTCGATTTCCCTTCTATCGCTTGAGCTGCTGCACGCGGACGGTCAGCCGGTCCACCGTCAGCACGCCCTCCAGCTTTTGCGCGTAAATGCGCCAGGTGTACGAGACACCCGACACGATTGACCGATCGCGCAGCGCAGCCAGACTTGCGCGGCGCACCACGTCGGTGCCCGGCTGAGGCACCTGGGCGTAGTCCTCGACCAGCTCTTCGCCCGCCTCGAAAGTGGCATCGCCGTCCCAGTCGACCGCCAGCCGTAGCTGGCAGAAGAGCTGCCCCGGAACGATTCCGCCCGCCCCGGAGTAGGAGACGCCAACAGCAGCGAAGAACGCCGCCTGGCCTGTCATCTCTGCGGTGAATGCGACCTCGCCCAGGTAGGTCCAGCGCGAGGTGGTCGCGTAGTTGGTGTTCGGCACACCTTCGGCACCGGTCACGGTGACTGCGGTGACCTCCAGCACCGTCGTCGCCGACGTCGCCCCCGGTGCAATCCCACCCGTGCCCGGGCGCGTGTCTTGCCACACGCCGCTGACGCGCAGGTATCTCCGCTCCCCATCGTCGCTGTCGATCCACTCGTCGCCGTCCAGCACATCCGCATCGGCCGGGGCGCCGGCCTGGCGGAAGGTCTTCGGCCCACGACGCACTGCCACGACGTGCAGCACTGCAGCAGACCATGGGCCCCGCACGAACGGGCTCAGCTGCACGAACCGCGCGCGGAAGAGGTACGCCCGCCCGCCGCGCAGGCCGGGGATCACGGCTCGGCTGCCGCTGCCGTGTTCCTCCCAGATCAGCCAGTCGCCCGTGGGCAATGCCTCGTCGATGGGCCAGTATTGAACCTCGACCCGACCGCTGATGCGGATGCTGGCCACCGTCGCGGCGGTCCACGTCACCAAGACCCGCGACACCACGCTGGCATCCAGCAGCCCCGAAGTGCCGCTGACCACCGCCAGCCCGGCCAGGGTCGGCACAACGGAAGGGTCCCGGATGCTGCCGTTGGGCGCCGGGTCACGCCCGACGAGCTCGGACAGCGGCGTCCAGATCGCCGCGCTGACCTCGGCCGTTTGCAGCATGACGCCGCCCTCGAGCGACCACTGCCAGCCCGTGACCTCGTGCGTGACCCCGGTCATCAGCCGCGGCAGGTCGACGTCGAGGACGTCGAAAAGCTCCAGCTTGTACGCCTGCAGGCCGCAGGTCCATTGCCCGGTCAGGCTGGCCTGCGCCTGGCGGATCTCGATGCTGGCCAGGTGCTGGGCATGCGCGATGTGCGACACGCCGGGATATTCGACCTCGCGCAGGTACTCGCCCTGCGCCGCGATCAGCACCGGATCCGACACGCTCGGAAAGGGCAGCAGCTGGTAGCGCTGCGCCGAGTCAATGCACTTGCCGGCCACGCGGTTGCACGCAGACTCGCGCGCAGTACCAGCAGCCAAGCGCACCCAGGGCTCGTTGCCGGGCTGGCCGGACTCGTCGACCACCTGCATCACCCAGCCTTCGTCCAGCGTGGCCACCGGCGTGGCCAGGGCGCCAGCCCGCACGCGCCAGACTCCGCCGGCCCAGCCCTGGCGGCCGGCCATCGTCTCGAGCAGGTCGTCCAGCACGGTGGCCGGCTCGGCGTCGCTGCGGATCGCGTGGTGGCACCGGTAACGCGGCAGCGTCACGACCGTGGGCGAGCCACCGGCCGGGCGCAGCGTGAAGTCGGTGCTGATGTCGCAGGTGTTGGCGGCCGCCTGCCAGTCGCTGATGCGCAGGTCTGCTGCCGCCAGGTCCAGCCCATGGGGCCAGAGGGCGTAGCGCAACGTGCACAGCGCGCTGTTGTCGGACCAGGCCCAGGTCGCAGGGTCTGCAATGCGGTGCGAGCCGCTGCCGCCAGCCTGCGTGCCATCCAGCCGCGGGTCGTAGCAGCGCGCGCCACGCATCAGGGCGGTGACGTTCGGCCGGCCCTGGGGGAAGATGTCCGGGTCGTACAGCACATCGACCACGGCGCAGGCGATGCCTGCAAAGCGATCTGTCAGCGCGATCTTGCCCGGGTACTCGGCCGCCATGTCGAAGCCGACGTTCTGCGATGCCGTACCCGTGTACGCGCGGATGCGCACCAGCGCGCCGCTCGTGTCGGTGGAGTAGGTCAGCCGGTACGGCAGATCCGCCGTGCCCCCGGAAATGCTGGCTGTCAGGCCGGTGACCCCGACCGTCACCGGCACGGCCGTTTCGCCGTCCGTCCCCGCCAGCAGCACCTGAACCGCTGCAGCGCTGCCGCTCACGTAGTTGGAAGGCAGGGCCACCGATGCCGTCCCAGACCCCGACAGCGTGCCCGTCGCCACCGTGGAGTCGGTCGACGCCTTGCGCCAGCGACTGGTGGTGACCCACCCGCTGCCGTCCAGGCTGACCGGCTGGTCGTCCAGATACCAGCCTTCGAACGCGTCGATCTCGTGGCCGGCGAAGCTGACGATCATGGTCAGTTTTTCGCTGTTGGCACCGCTCACCCACCGGCGCCTCACGCCCTCGACCGCGCGCACCCGGCCCAGCACCAGGGTGCGGGGCGCATCCGCCTGCAGGTCGACCATCTCGAGGCGGTCTTGCAGGCTGTCATTCAGTCGGCGGATCTGCTCGCGCCGAAACCGCCGCGCCTGCCGGCGCTGGTCGTCGGCCTTCAGCGCAGTGCCGGCGAGGATCAGGTATGGGTTGCCGAAGTAGGTCCCGACCAGTTGCAGGCCAGTGCCGATGAGGTCGCGCAAGCTCATGGCGCCATCACTCCGGCTGCCGGAAGTAGCTGGCCGCCGGCCACACCAGCGGCGGCGCGTCGGTCATTGGGTCGACGTCGAGCGAGGTGTCGCCGGAGTAGAGCCGCTGCTGCTCGGTGTTGGTGTACCGGGTCGGCTTGCGGCGCATGGCGCGCACGCCGCGGTGCTCGCAGCGCAGCGTCACCGCGCCGGACGGGCCATCGGCAATCTCGCGCGACTCGACAGTGCCGCTCCACAACACCAGCGCGTCGGGCACCGCGCCGGTCGCCGGGTCGACAAGCCCCTCGAGCACCCGCACGGCCGCACCGTCGATGGCGTCATCCAGACCGCCCGCGATCTGCGCATCGGTCACCGCGGGCAGCACGATCTCAAGCCCGGGCAAGCCCGCTGCGTCGTGCGAGATCACCGTCGCGCCGACCAGGTCAGGCAGCCAGGTGTAGCCGCCATAGACGATGGGGATGCCGGCCGGCGTCAGACGCTGCGGCACGGTCGGATGCAGCACCTCGATCAGCTGCACCAGGCCGATCTGCTCGCCGGCGATCGCGCGGTCCAGCAAGGCCTGCGCGGACACGTTGAGCGTGCGCATCAAAAGACCTCGACGAACGACAGCGCGATCTCGCCCTGCACCAGGCCTGGGCTGTAGGCCACTCCGGCCGAGTCGTCGACGAGCTGAAACGTGCCCGTCGGCCGCGACAGCGTGACCGGTGCGGCATTGGCGATGGCCTTGCGCGCCGGCAGGACGAGAGCACAGGACGCGGCGGTCCCGGCATCGGTGAACTGGACATCTGCCGCGAGCTGATGCAGGACCCCGCCGATGCCCAGCCAGTCGCCCGCGCGCAGCACCGGGGAGCCTGCGAATGCGGTCGCCGCGCCGGCCTGCTCGAACTGCCAGTCGTCCAGGTTGATCTGCGCGATGCCAGCCACCGGATTGGCCTGGGCCCAGACGTAGGCGCGCACGCTGGCGGCGTCGACCGGCGCCGTTGCGGTGTGCGTCAGCCGCGCGGTGCTCAGCGGCGCCGTGACCGTGGTCTGGGCGTTGCCGAGCACCGTGGTGCCATCGGCAGCCATCCAGTCCCAGTACAGGCGCAGACCGCACGCGGTGGCCGACAAGACCGACACCGCCATGGTGTACGGCCGCCCGGGGATGATGCCGGCCATGTCCTGACGGACACCGATGGCGTCCCCGGATGCCGTGCCCAGCGTCGCGGCCGTGATGCGCTGCGACCGCAACCCGGTGGCGCCCGGCAGCGGCGGGCCGATCTCATACGTCACCGCACCGGTGGACCCGGTGATGTAAGACTGCATGTGGTCGGCGCGCCCGTTGGCATCGGTGTCGACCTCGAAGCTGCCGCCGAGCATCAGGCTCGGGGCGGGCCTGGCGCCGGTCAACGCGATCGCGCTCGCGCCGGCCGCCACAGCACCGGACACCAGCAGCGCACCGCTGGCATTGCCCTGCGGAAACGGCCGGTGGAAAGCCGGCAGCCGCACCCAGTCTCCAGACGCCGCGAGGCTCGCCAGCCACGCCTCCCGCTCGGCAACGAGGCGGCGGTCGATGGCGGGCGGCAGCGTCATACTGATCAGCAACCGATGCCCGAGGTGCGACAGCGTCTCCCGCTGAGTCGAATAGGCAGACCGCCACGCGCTGCGCGGCGCCTGCACCGACGGGCTGAGGGCGCGCGGCATCCAGTGGGTGCCTGATGGCCAATCACGCGTCGGCATGGTCAGGACCCCATGCCCAGCGCGAGGTTGCGCTGGCGGTCGCGCTCGAAGCGCTGGAGCGCCCGCGCGATCTGCTGCTCGACGCCGGGCACCGCGCCGCCGTTGATGGTGATGCGGTAGGTTGTGCCGCCGGAGCCGGACATTGCGGCCTGCGTGTCGGCGGCAGACATCACGCGGCCGGCCCGGTCGGGCACGAAGATTTCGCGCCGGCCCTGCTCGCCGACCATGTACGGCCGGCCGGCCTGCACGGGCCCGCCGGTTGCACGCCCGCCCAGACCGCCCAGCCACGAGACGAAGGTGCCGATGGCGCCGCCGACCTGGCCAGTCTTGCCGAACGAATCGCCGAACAGCCACGTATTCAGCCGCGCGGCGGCAGCCTGGGCGATCATCCGCTGCACCGTGTCCTGCCACAACTGCCCGATGCCGCGGAAGTTGCCCGCGAGCACACGCTGGAGCGATTCGCCCAGCGTGTCCTGGATGTTGGAGGCCGCCTGCTGGGCAAAATCGCTGACCGCGTCGGCGGTTTTTTCGACCGCGGGCGCCAGGGCCGCGAACTCCTGGGCCAGCGTCTCGACTGCGCGCCCGAAGTCCTCAGCCGACAGGCGCCCGGCGTTGTACTCCTCGCTGACGCGCCGGGCGAGTGTCGCCAGTTGCTCCTGCCGGGCACCTTGGCTGCTGGTGATCAGGCGCTCGATCTCGGACGCCTCCTGCGCCTGCTGACGGCGCAGCGCCTGCGCGGCCTCGATGCCGTTGCGCTCTTCCTCTGCCGCCTCGGCCTTGAGCTTGGCCAACTGGTCGACGCCGCGCGCCTCAGTCAACAGGAGCTGGCGCTGCTGTTCCGTCAGGCCCTTGATGGAGCCGCTGGCGATGTCGACGCGCGTTTGCTCTTCCCGGCTGAGATCCAGGGTGGCGATCTGCGCTGCGCGCAACTGCTCGAGGTAGCGCTCGAAGTCGGTCAGCTTGGCCGCGTTGGCGGTGGGCCCGGCCTGCGGGATCAGCAGCGATCGCGTACCGGCGGCAGGGGCGCCACCACCGGAGGCGGCCGCCGGGTTGTTGGCTCTGCTTTGCACGCCCAGCACTCGCCGCTCGAAGTCCTCAAGCTCGGCGCGCGCCCTCTTGGCGTCTTCAGTGACCGCCTCGCTGATCGCACGGAAGCCCGAGAAGTTCAGACGGCTCAAGGCGTTGGCCTGTGCGAGCCAGGCGCCGATCTCGCGGCCGATGCCGGCGAACACGAACGCCACATTCGCGCCCAGCACCACGACGGACTGCAGCGCGATCGACACGCCAGCCGCTACCGCAGAAAACGCCGAGCCTGATGTCGTGGAGTTGGTGAAGGCGCCGGCGATGTTGTTCAGCGCCGGCAGCAGATCGGCTGCCAGATCACGCCCGGCCTGCGACGCATTGGCACGCAGCGCGGCCAGGTTCTTGGAGTAGACATCGGCCTGAGCCGCCTGCTCGGACGTGTTGCGGGCGACCAGCTGGCCTGCGTCGGCCAGGTCGCGCAGGAACGGCGCGACCTCACCGATGGAGCGGCCGAACAGCTGCTGCGCCGCCCGCGCTGCCTCGCCATCGACCGCGACCGACTGGAACGCCTTGGCCGTGGCCAGCAGCGCCTCGGCCGGGTCCTGCTTGCGCAGCTCTGCGACGCTGAGCCCCAGTGCCTTGAAGATTTGCTCGGCCTCACTGCCGGCGCGTGCACCCGCCAGGGTCTGGTTGAACTTGAGCAGGGCACCGCGGACGGTGTCGAACTCGGCGCCCGTGCTTTCGGCGACCGCCCGCAGCGCGCTGAGGTTCTCGATGCTGGCGCCGGTGGCGTCGCTCAGGTCGTTGAGTGCGTCCAGGCTGTCGATGCTGCCCTGAACGAACGCGCCCAGGCCCGTGGCCGCCAGCGCCCCGGCAATCGCGCCGCCAAGCCCGACGAAGCGCCCGGCCAGGGCTTGCGCCTCGCCCTGCAGGCCGGCCAGCCGCGCCTTGGCCGACGAGAACGCGGCGCCGGTCAGGTCGACCGCGGTGATGGAAATCTTGGCCTGGGTCATCGCGCAGGGACGAATGCGTCCTCGATGGCAGACACTTCAAGCTTCAGCTGACGCGCCAGGTCTTCAGCCGACTCAGACGCCCCAGCAGCCCTGGGCTTGGACTGCCAGGGGTCAGCAGGCAGGAAGTCCAAGATCGACCAGGCCCCGCTGCGCCCGCCCGGCAACTGCAACGGCCCGTTGGCGTGCGCGGCGAGCACGTCCGCATGGCGCGCGCGGTCCCATGCGGGGCCGCAGCGCTCAAGGTCCAGGAACGTCAGCCACTGCATGAACTCGCAGGCGCTCATGGAGCGCTGGATCTCGGAGACGGTGCGCCCGAGCGCCAGCGCGATCATGTGCATGCTGCGGCGCTCGGGCGTCAGGGCTTTGGGCCGGCGGCCTCAGAGGTCTGCCCGCTGAGGCGCATGGCCGCTTCGAACAGTGAGAACGCGGCCGACGCGTGCCGGCGCATGAAGGCCTGCCACTGCGGCGCGGCATACACCGGCAGGCCGTCGGCAGCCAGCACGCACATGCCCAACAGGAGCGGCAGCAGCTCGGCGTTCATCGCGGCCGCGCGGAGATCGGCGTCTTCATAGGCCGCCGCACGCTTTTCGGCCGCGCGCTGCTCGGCCAGGAAGCGCAGCAGCTGCGCCATGTCCATGCCGCGGACCTGGACCGAGCCGCCGAGCTCCGGGACTTCAACAGTCTCGGCCGGCAGCTCGATGGAAGGGACGTCAGAGCGATCGATCAGCATGGCGGTCAGCTGGTGTAGATCGTCGGCACGGCCAGGAAGGTCAGGTCGATCTGGCCGCGCAGGGTGTCGTCCTGAATGGTCGGCACGTCCTGGAAGGACCAGTAGGCGTTGGCCACCAGGATGACGCCGTTGGGGTAGATGAACCGCACCGCCGCGGGCGTTGCCGCATCGCTGGCCGCGCGGACCGCAGCAACGTAGGAAAGCGCCGGGTCGAAGAACAGCGGCAGCTGCACCGACACCGGGCTGCGGCGCGTGGGGATCTGCTTGTCCAGCACGTCCTCCAGCGTGGTGATGTCGGCGAACTGCTGCTCGCCCCCGCTGACGCTGATGTCTTTGGTGATCTGGCCGATGGTCGTCCAGGTCGTGACTTCGCGCACCGAGCCGGTGCCGCTGCCCGACGGGAAGCGCGCGGTGCTCTGCGTGTCAATGCCGGCCAGCGTGACGTCGTTGGCGGCGACCACCGAGGCCCGCGCGACCCGACCATTGGCACGCGCCCAGCCGGAGGTGATCTCGACGTAGTCGTTGACGGCCACGCCGTGACTGGCCTCCAGCGTCGCCACGGCGTTGCTGGCGTTGGTCAGAGCCGTCATCGACCGCACCGGGCCATACGCGGAAGCGATGGCCACAGTGGTGCCGACTGCGAGGGTGATGGCCATGGTGGCGCTCCTTGCTTGGTGTTGCGATCAGACCAGCGCCTCGGGGGCGCCGGCCAGGGTGTGGAAGGTGGCCGCCAGCGTCAGGGTGACGCGACCGACCGTCGCTTGATTGGCAGCGTCCAGCTCGCGCGCGATGCCGATGAGCTCCAGCCCGTGCGGCACCGGTGCGGCGAACAACGCCGTCAGAGCGGCCGCAGCGATGCTGTGCATGACGTCGTCGACGTCGGCCGTCGCGCTGACCGTGGCCTCGCAGGCGACCGTGAGCCGGTGACGCTGCACACGGTCCAGCGTGTCGGTGACCACATCCTCGTCGGACGCGAGCACGCGCCAGGCGGGCAGCACGTCCAGCGGATGCCCGCGCGAGGTGTGCACGCCGCCGGCAGCCGCCGGCACCCGTGCAGCGATGGCGTCGATGACTTGAGCAGCGGCCAGCGCCATGGGTCAGCTCCGGGCCAGGACCAGGCGACGCAGGACGCTGTCCGGCGGCTCGTCCAGAACCTGGCGAACGGTGTAGTTGACGGAGCGCGCAACGACGGCAGAGCCGACCACGGCGACAACCGTCGAAGGCACCAGCACCGACGGCGCCTGCTGCAGGACGTCGCCGAGCTGGAGCTCTGTGGACAGGTCGAAGATGGCCGTCGTGGGCACATAGTCCACCGTGATCTCTTCGCCGAAGTCGGCGAAGTAGACGGTGACGTCGTCGACAAGCGGCATGGTCGCTGCGTGACGCTGTTCTTGCGTCAGGCCATCGTGGCCAGGCAGGCCCGCTGCCAGTAGCCGTAGCCGACACCGCGCCAGGCGTCGATGCCGAACTGCCAGGCGTCGTTGTCGAACTCGAACTCGCTGCCTTCCGCCTTGGCCTTGAGTTCGGCCTCGGTTTCGGTCTGGCGGATGAGCGCCTTGATCGGGCTGTCGGTGCGGAAGACCGCGATCTTGGTCGTCCACGTCAGCCGCGGATTCATGCCGACAGACACCTGGAACCCCATGTTGTTGGGGTTGAAGTTGTTGGGCAGCGCTGCGCTGGACATGGTCGACACCGCCGCCAGGGCTGCGGGGTACAGCGGCGCGGGCACCATGACAGTGAACTGGCTGGCGCCTTCGTTCATGGGCTCGCCACGGTCGTCCTTGAAGCCCAGGATGGCCGAGATGCAGCGCAGGATCACCTGCTGCATCGACTCCATCGACGGCGCCGCGGCCGTGCCGGCCGTGACCACCGGCAGCGTGCTGAGCGTGATGGCCAGGTCGTTGCTCTGGGTGCCGCTGTCGCCTTCGCTGTGGTCGGTGTCGAAGAAGAACTGGCCGTCATAGCAGGCGGTCGTTTCGCCGGCCAGGATCAGGTCGCTGAGCAGGCTGCCCCAGTGCGTGACGCCACGGTCGGCAAACTCGGCGACGCGCGCCTGGATCTGCGGCGTCTTGTCGCGGCGCGCGTCGCGCACGGCGATCTCGAGCGTCGCCTCGTAGTGCTTGTTGATGATCGTGACGCCCTGGCCGCTGAAGCCCTTGGCCTGGCGACCGCCGATCCATTCCCGCATCGCCGGGCTCTGGCCCAGGAAGTTGTATGTTTCGCTCGCCTGGTCGGAGCTGAACAGGTTGGAGACGCCGGGCAGCCACAGGCCGCTGCGGTCGGCCTCCAGGCGTGCGAAGTACATGCCCATGATGGCGCGCGACGAGAGGAGAGACTGGTCCATGGCAATGGTCCTTTGAGTGGTGTTGGTGCTGTAGGTGCTGACCGGCGTCTGGCGCTCAGGCCTCGCGCGCCCAGGTGCCGCGCATCGACGTCACGACGTAGCCGTCGGCGTCTCCCAGATCCAGTTGCACCAAGTCGCCGCGGCGGGCGGTGGCCTTGGTGTTGATCAGGTCCTTGTTGTCAGCGCCGGTGATGTCAGGGCCGAGGATCATGTCGGCCGCCGCAGGGCTGAGCGTCACGGCCACCGCGCCGAACGCGCCGCCGTTGACCACCACGCAGCCGCCCAGGCCGTCGGCAATCGCCGGCAGCGTAATGACGAAAGCGTCGGTGTCGACCCAGAAGAGCTTGCCGGTGTCCTGCGCGTCCAGCGTCTTGTTGGCGCTCAGCGTTTCGCGAACGGTCCACGCGTGGAACGGGTCGCGCTGGCCTGCGGCGTCGAA